AATTCAGAATTTAAAAACGGTCATGATCCGGCGGCTGCTTGACAATTTCGATTTTCAGAATAGTGGAAGGTGGTTTCGCAAACCTGGCGCTGTGGTTGATATTCGGGCCTTACTTGATAATGTCCCAGGCGGGGTGGTGACGGCTGACCCGGATTCATTGGTAAATGTCGCACCACAACCGTTTCATCCGAGTAACCTTACATTTCTTGATTACATCGACAATATCAAGGAGCAAAGAACCGGATCCACAAAATACAACCAGGGCCAGGATTCCGATAGTCTGAACAAGACGGCAACCGGTATTCAGATGATTCAGTCTGCGGCTCAACAGCGGATTGAATTGATAGCACGGGTGTTTGCCGAAACCGGCCTTGTGGATTTTTATCGCAAGTCAGCCTTGCTGTATCAGAAGTACTTGACCAAACCGTTTACCATTTCGGTGAAGGGCCAGCAGGTTCAAGTCACGCCCGAGATGCTTCAGGGTGAGATTTACGCTAAAGTTAATATGGGGGTTGAGGCTCAAGTCGGTGTTGTCGAGTCTCAGAAACTTGAACGGTTGCTTGGGATTTACATGAATCTCAGTGAGCGATTCCCTGGGCTGGTCGGGCCGGAACAGATCCACAATTTTGCCACACGAATTGCAACTTCAATGGGATTTCAGGCGGAGAATTTCGCGGCCCCGATGGAGGCTTTTATGCAATCCATCCAGGGCGCCCAACAGCAATCCCAACAGATGCAACAGATGCAGATGGGCATGCAACAGCAATCCCAACAACTTGAAGTTGCTGATCTGCAAAGCAAGAATGCTATCGACATTGAGAGGGTGAAGCAAAAAGACCGGGATTCTGAAAGGGATGCACAGGTAGCATTGATGGGAATAAAAGCGCAAATGATGAATAGGGGAGGCGGGTTTTGAGCGACGAGAGAACCTTAATCCTTGAACGCGGTAGGGAAGCCAAGATGATATTGGAAACCGCGACCATGAAGGAGTTTTTTGCTCGTTCTGAAAGGTCGTTTTTGGAAAGCATGAGCAATTCGAATATGCCTATGCCGCACGATACTTACATTGCCATCCATGCGGCTTATTTGGAAATGCTTCGCACCAAGGCCAACCTGGACGATCACGTTCAACAGGCCGAGGCGCTTATAATCAAGGAAAGAATGGAAGACCAACGGAAGCCGTCTTTAGCTTCCGTATAACTTTGACAAGCCGGGTGTTGTAAGAAGGTCGGCCAACCAGATTACAACCGCAAGAATAAAACTAAGGGCAAGGTAGTGCTACCTCACTATCTTGCCCTTTTTTTATTGCCCGGCCCTAAACCAAGAAAGGGTTTAACCAATGGCAGAGGGACACGAACAACAGGCGCAAGTTCCTGATGCGTTTGCGTTAAGTGACGATGATTTCCATGCCGCCGTAAGCGATGCTGAAAGCGGGACACAGGACGTTGCTGAACCGAGCGAACAGGAAGACACCGCGCCCGTGGGGGAATCCTCAAAGGAAACACAAGCCGAGCCTGACAACAGTGGTGAGGCAGAGGCACAAGAGGACACGGGCAAGAAGCAGGCGGACGACTTCAAGGTTGACCTTGGGAAACCGCCGAAAACTTACAAAATCACCCATCGTGGGCAACAGGTTGAAGTTCCTGAAAAACAACTCATTTCATTGGCGCAACAAGGTTTTGACTACACGGAAAAAACCAAGGCTTTAGCACCGCATCGGAGATTGATCGATTTCATCCAAAAAGATCCCGAGGCGCAAAAGCTATTGGACCAGCATTTCAGGCGGAAAGCCGGGATGGTGGAGCCGGAAATTAAGCCCTATTCGGGATTTGGCGATGATCCTGACGCATGGCTGAAAACAAACATGCAGACCATTCGGGAACAGGTCAAGGCCGAATTGCGCCAACAGACACAGCAACCGCAACAACCGCAACAAGCCGCACTGAAGACGCCAAACCCGGCAGATGTTGTTTTTACATCCCTGAAAGCAAGGGACAAAGACAACTTTGAAAAGGTTTGGCCTGAAGTGGAAAAGGTCATGCCGAATCTTACCTGGCAACAAGTGAGCCATATTCGCATGGATCCCTTGGGCGCAATGTCCCGTCTTTACGACCAAGTAAAGGCAAGGGTAGGCGCGGCGCAAACGGTTGACACACCGACAACGCAGGCGAACGTAATTAAACCATCGTTTCGGTCAAAGTCTGGTGGTGGGCAGAAAGTGACCCAGGGGAAAAACGCCTGGGAGATGAGTCCAAAGGAATTTCAAGCTGAACTTGCGAGGGTCAAGGGATATTAAAAGGAGGGCTATCAAATGGCTCTATTGACCACCACAGGCGATATCGCTGTTAATTTGCAGGGATATTACGATCGCAATTTGCTTGAGAGAGCAACTGCCGCGATCCTGTTCGACAAGTTCGGGCAAATGCGCCCAATGCCGAGCAACAGCGGCACGAAGATCAACTTCCGGCGTTTTGAATCCTTGCCGGTAAATACCACCGCGTTAACTGATGGCGTGACACCTACGGGCAAACAGCTATCGGCTACGGACATTAACGCAACCGTGAAACAATATGGTGATTTTGTCACAATCACCGATTGGATTGACATGGTTGGCCTGGACAAGAACCTGCTTGAAATCGGCGGAGAAGTACTCGCGGAGATGGCGGCGCTTGCATATGACACTCTTTGCCGGGACGTTTTGGCGGCTGGCACTAATGTCAAATATGAAGGTGCGGCGACAAGCACGGCAACCGTGGACGGCCCTATCCTGGACGCTGATATCAATTATGTTATCCGGCTTCTGGAAGGCAACAACGCCAAGAAGATCCGAGACATCAAGACCGGCTCATCCAAGGTTGGCACATCTCCTATCGCCGCATCTTACATCGCCATTACTCATCCTGATTGCCGGTATGACATTGAAAACCTGACCGGTTTTACTCCGACCCATGAATACGCCAACCAGGACGAATTGTCCAAGGCTGAGGGCGAAGTGGTGGAAATCGGGGCGGTCAAGGGCATTCGTTTCTTGTCTACCACAAACGCGAAAGTGACTGAGGCAGGTGGTGCGGTTGTTGGGGCAACCGGCATGAAGGCTGCGGATTCAACCAACATCGACGTTTACTCCACCATCGTACTTGCCAAAAATGCTTACGGCATGGTTCCTCTTGGCAAGAAAAACATTCAAAACATCGTCAAGAAGATGGGTTCAGCCGGGACAGACGACCCGTTGAACCAGAGGGCCACTAGCGGATACAAATTCGCTACGACTTTCAAGATCCTGAACGATGATTTCCTTTGCCGCATCGAACATGCGGTAACAAGCCTGTAAGGGGGTGTAATCATGGCTAAATATGCAAACGGATATCTTGTTGTCATGGACACCAACGACAGCTTTGTACGCACCGGTTTTTGCCCCGAGAAGGTGAGGATCACTTACCTTGCGGATGGGCAAGACAATCTTTGGGTGCGTATGCTTGGTAACGACGCTTCTTTGTCTCGCGTGGCGGCTGGCGACAGAACCGCAAACACAGACAAGGGCATCAAGTTGGTGCAGTTCACTGATGAACCTTTAAACATTTCTGCTGATCCTTCGGCGGTTGACCCGGGCGAGTTCTACAAGGCTAACGGCTTTCAGATCACTTCTGATGTGGCATTCCTGGCGGATGACACAATCATCTTTTGGGAAGCCTGGGGGATGGATGACGTATGGGTCAAATGCACCCACGACGACACCACCAGTAGCAACACTTTTGCCGGTGACGCTTCGTACTGCTTCAAGGAGATCGGCGTCACGCCTGGGAACTGGATTGTCTACAACCAGACCAACGGCAATTACGCTTATGTGAAATCAATCGCGAAGAAGACTGCGAACGCCACAAAGTACAGCCGGATTTACACGGCAACCGATAGGGAAGGCACCGCGACCACTGCGGCTGATTTCGATACCAGCGATGTGTTTTTTGTGTTTCCGGTATCTTCAGCTTGGTGGCCTTTGTCAGATATTGGATTGATGACCTAAACCATTAACGGGGGCTTCGGCCCCCATTCTTAAAATGAGGTATAAAAAATGGATAACGACAATGTTACCCAGGCAGCGCCGGTAAAAAGCCGAAGCAAGAAAGATCCGCTTGACGACATGGTTAAGGTACGGATGTTTCACTTGGATGAGCCGGAAAACAAAGATTTACCGATATCTTTGACCGTCAATGTGCCCGACGAAAAAGGCAAAGGCGGAAGTGTTTTACGCAGGAGTTTTCTACCCGGTCAAGAGGTTGATCTACCCAAACGACTTTTGAATGTCGCAAGGGACGCAGTGATTTCTTGCCAAGTGCCTGTGCCGCACGGGTCTGCCGTGTATGAGGCCGGAACAGTTGATGCGCAAAAGCGTGCGGCTGAGGTTAACTGGCCAGGTTTTCGTGCGGTAATGAATCAGGTCAACGGGACTATCAATATGATCAAACGCACTCCACGCTTTTCAATCGAGTATTTAGAGGCATTCTAAATGGGAACCCTGAAAACCATAGGTGATCGAGCAAGGATACGGGTAAGGGACGCTAATTCGCTTGTCTACAGCGACGACGATATCATGGCCCTGGCAAACGGGGCTTTGCATATGATCTATGATGCTTTAGTGGATATCGAATCCGTGTTTGTCTATGGGCACTCTACCATTACCACGGCTGATGGCACGATAGAATATACGCCGTCTTTTACGCATCAAGGTTTTTTGCAAGATGGTGTGTGGCTTTCAGGGGAATCCTGGTTTTTGAAACAGGTTACAGAGGAAGCAAAAACACAGTTTGACTACTTGACCGAGACAAGCGAACCGGTAGCGTATTATCTTACCGAGGGTGGTGATGTAGGGTTTCTTTCTGTTCCCGATGACGCATACACCGTATATGTGGAATATTGGAAGCCACTTACTGAGATGACGACTTATGACACGGATACCCTCCCTTGGCAGGGCATTTGGAACCAAGTGATTGAAAGGTTAATTGCTTCCGATATGCTTGAAATTCAATCGAGGCCGGGAGCGAGGGAAATCGTTTTGGCGGATATTTTATGGAAACAAGCCATGAATAAAACCTTGTCTTACGGAGTCAGAAACAGGCGTCAACGATCTAATATGTTTTGTATGGCGGGCATGTAGATGTTGAAAAAAATAGTAACCGCCGGAGTCGGCTCACCTACCCCGCGCCCCAAAACCATGAGCTTTGGCCCTTGGTCGTCTGGACTTGTGACCGAGCGCCAGGCCGAGCAATTGGGTTCCAACGAATGCGATGAGCTTTTGAATTTCATTCTTGTGAATGAAAATATGGCACGCACCCGTGACGGCAGCACTTTGTTCGCGACCGGTTGCACGGGTGAAGTACAATCATGTGATGATGTGCTTGTAAATTCTACATGGTTGACACTTATCGGTGATGATGATTCTAAACTATATAAGAACGTGTCCGGAACCGCTACGTTGATTGGCACAATGGCTGGAATCCCGAGGTTTTGCGGATTTGTAAACAAGGCCATGATTTTTGATGGAAGCTATCTAAAGGTGTATGATGGGACGTCCGTCACAATCGCATACGACGATGGAACCGGCGTCACTTCTCCGTTTCAGCATAATAACCGGTTGGGGGCGTTGGATAGTACCCTTAAATTGGGTGATGGCACAAATTCGAGAATCGCGGCGAAATTCACGTCGCAAGCCTGGGACGCGGGATATACCATCCCGCCGACGACCGTATACACGAAGTTGACCAAGGCCGGAACAGGAGGGGTTGGTTCGGTACTTATCAAGATCCGCAAGGTCAGTGATGACAGTATCCTGGCGTCTAAAACCATTGTTGCTGATGTTACGGCGATATCAGACGGTGACGAAATAGAGGCAAAATTTTCAGCGTCAGAAATTACGGCAGAGCTTTCACCATCCATACCATATTATCTTTCTTTAGAATTTACGAACACGGACGGGGATCCGCCTACGAACCATGTTCTTGTGCATTGCTCGACTGTGGCAAGCGCAGGGGTAGCATATTACTACGCAGCAGCGGCGTGGAACGCAGACACAACGAAAAACCCGGTGATGGCGTTAAAGCCTGGGATGCCTCCTAAAGCCGTATTCGGACTGGTTCATGCAGGCAAGCTGTTTATGATAGAAGGATCAACCGGAGACAACCCGGGATGGCTTTGGTATTCGGCGTCTGGTAACTGGCTTGATTGGTCGAGCGCTGATTCAGGCGGGTATGTGTCAGCTATTGATTCGAACGCAGACACGTTTCCTATCGGGGCTATTGCTTCTTTTTATGGCAGTCTTTACATTTTTGGCACGGCGCGTCAGCCTTACATGGGCGTTTTGTCCGGGTCTTCTCCATCTGCGTATGAGATCAACAGGACGTTGCACAACGTATCTGCGGACTATAAATCAACGGTTGTTATGCCGGACGACGTTTATTTTGTTCATCCAGAAGGCGTTTCCTCTATTTCAACGACAGACGAATACGGTGATATTAAAGCCGTCACGCAGACAGATAATTTACGGCACACGGTTCATGCTAACTTTTCAACAGCGGCAGTGGCCGGGTACGATCCGCAATGGGGCCTATACCTTATCCAGTTTGATGGATATGATTATGTAATTGTTCTTCACACGCGAATGAAAACCGTGATGAATTTAGGCGCAAAACAAGTTTCAGTTACGCCTGCAAGTCGATGGGAATTTACGTGGACCGGCACACCGACAGCGTTCGGCCAGGGTAACGGATATCTATTGGTCGGGAATGACCAAGGCAAAGTTTATAAAATGGATTCTTCTGCGGTTGAGGATTCGGATACGGCGGTAACGTATAAACTTATCACAAATTGTGAGGCGTCTTTGTTCGGGGAATTAGCTGCCAACAGGGTATCCACTTTTTATAGCGCAGGCAAGTTCGGCGCTGCTTTTAACGTGGTGTTTTACAAAAACCATAACCGGACATCGTTCCATTCGGTTGCAATGACTTTGCCCTGGGACACCTCAACCGACGATACTGAAATGGACATGGATGTTGATGAGATGGGGTGGATGGTTAGTCCTGAATTATACTTGGATAGAAAACCGGTTAACTTTAATTTCCGAGCGGTACAGATTGGGATAGAAGACGTTGTTTTAAACGGGCATCCATTGTTTGTAGGCCCGATTGCTTTACTTTGCGACCAGATAGGAGGGTTTTAATATGGCGCAATTATCAATTTTGGATTCAACTGGGTATGCCGGTTTCGTTGATGCGGAAGCTAATTTTACGGAGCTTTATGCTACAAAGACAGAGGTGGAAGCAGCACGAGATGGTGAGGCAAATTTACTCGCTAAGATAGATGCTATTGACGATAATATTACTACCTTGACGGTCGGAACAGGGTGCCCGGTTTCATCGAATGACACGACTCCTGGGTATTTAAACGGTAAATTATTGGCCGGAGAAGGGATAGACTTCACCGAAGGGAACGACGGCGGCGACGAAACGCTTACGATTTCAGGAGAAAATGCGAGCGACACAAATAAGGGGATTGCTTCTTTTAATAGTACTTATTTCACGGTTACGGCGGGAGCGGTTAGCCTTGCGTCAACAGCGGTTGCGTATGTTGTTACAGACAAAACCAGCACAGGAAATTTGACTGCGGCGGATGTGAATGGGAGAACTTTGATTACCAACACGGGCGCGGCTGGTGCTATTGATTTAACACTACCGGCCGGGGCCGACGGGTATGTTGCTCGGTTTAATGTGACAGTGGCGCAATACCTGAAAGTTTTGGCGAACGGCACGGAGAAAATCAGATACAACGAAACCCAGAGCGCAGCCGGGGGATATATCCGTGAGAACACGATTGGCAGATATGTTGAACTTGTCTGGAACGGCACGGAATGGATTGTAACCGGTATGCTCGGAACATGGAACATGGACGAATAGAGGTGTAAAACATGGCTATACTTGGCGGTTTAAAAATGCAGTCCGAGGCTTTTACTTCTTCAGACACCTGGACACGACCTTCCTCCAATATCGAATGGGTGCGGGTTTTGCTCGTCGGAGGTGGTGGCGGTGGCGGTGGAGGCGGCACCCCAGGTGCAGGTGGCGGCGGCGGTGAAATAGTTATTACGGATGTCGTTGTGTCTGGTAATGTATCCGTTACAATAGGCGCAGGTGGTGCAGGTGGCGCAAGTGGGGTAAAGGGTTCTGACGGGTCTGACTCTACTTTCGGGTCTGTATTAAAGGCCTGCGGAGGTTTCGGAGGGAACATCGGTGGTGGCGGTGGCGGTGGAAATTCAGGCGGCGGGAAATCTAATATCAATACAGGTGTAGAGCAGGCCACATATCCGTTTGGAAACATAAGTGCTACGACCGGTGGTGGCGGGTCGGCAGTCACCTCTTATGGCGGCGCTGATAGCAGGTCTACCGGTGCCGGTATAACAGGCGGCGGCGGCGGTTATTCGGCTACGAAAGGCGGAGATACACCTTATGGCTATGGAGGTGCCGCAGGCCAAGGCGGAGGCGGCGGGGCATCTTACGGCGCGGGCGGAGCCGGAGGAACAAATGCGGCTGGAAGTGCCGCCGCCGATAACTCAGGTGGCGGTGGTGGTGGAGCTGGCACAGGAGCTTACGCAGGCGGCGCAGGTGGTTCAGGCTATTGCGTTGTCTACTGGTACGAGTAGGGGGAAAAATGAAATACGCAAACATTAAAAACGGGATTACGAATATAATAGAAGTGGAACCTGGAAAGGTCGCGGAAATTCAGGCGGCGGGCTTGACCATCATCGACATATCAGGGCTTGACCCGCAACCCAAAAAAGGATGGCTGTATAACGATCAGACTGAAGAGTTTTCAGCTCCGGTATCTCCGGCGTCTAAGCTGAAATGGTTGCATCTGACCGCAAGCTCGGACGAAGTTTTAGCCAACAACACCGACACGGTTGATATAACCATAACCATCCGGCAGACTCAAGACCCTGAATCCGCTGTCGTGAATTATACAGGGACTGAAAGAGTGGTCGTGAATGGTTTCGGAGCGGTGAAAATACCATTCGCCAACGGAACTTACACCAAGTCATACAAAGTGCCGAGGGATAAGTCAGGCAAGATCGAATTTCGGCCTGCGGACAGTACAAAATACAACGTGGCAAACACGCTAACAATCTGGGCTTTAGCGGAATAGAGGTGATATAATGGCTTACGGAATAGGTGATTTAACAAGCCAAGACTGGGGTTTCCAGGAATGGCAGAAAACAGACATGGGCCAAC